GGTCTCAACAAGAGAACCCAATCGCAACGAAATATGAGCTTTTAGGTATTTTTGCCTCTGAAGCGGAAAGGAAATGAAGAAAAGTGAACAAGAAAAGCGAAAAGCAAGAGATGATTAGAAAAGCTTTGCTTGATGAACTTGAGAAGCAGGGCAAGCTGACTGAGTACAACATCAGCCTCGTTGATGACTATGTGCACTACGACATGATGAAGGACGAGCTCATGAAGGACATCGAAAAGACGGGTCCGCGCTATACAGTCGAGGGCACTGCCGGCAAGATGATAACGAAGGACAATAAATCCTATGGCCAGGCCTTCAACTGTACTAGTGTCATGCTCAAGATACTCACGAAGCTTGACATCGAGAAGTCCGTAGTCGATGAAATCGAGACATCCGAAGGATACATCTAGGCTTGGCAATAACCAATCGTGACATATGGGACTATATCGACTACGTAAAAAACAATCCCGATGAAACGAACAAGTGGATAAAGCTTCTCGTTTCAAAGATTGCAATGCCAGTGCTGAAAAGTGACGAGTACTATCTTGATGAGGAACGATATGAATCGGCAATAGCATACGCAGAGTCTAATTACTACAAGCTTTTTCCGTACCAGAAGTTCATCTATGCATTTGCCTTCGTAAGAAGAAAGGACAATGACCTTCTTGCCTTTCCAACCATCATCGTAATCATGGGAAGAGGAAACGGCAAGGACGGAATGATGATGCCACTGATGAACTTCCTGCAGACGCCGCTGAACGGAATTGCGAACTATCATATTGATATTGTCGCAAACTCCGAGGATCAGGCAATCGATTCGTTCAATGTCGTCCATGACATGCTTGAAGAGAACAAAAACAAGTTTTCAAAGAAGTTCAGGTGGAACATGGAAACGATAACTGACAGAGCGACGAATTCCAGGATGCGTTACAACACATCGAACGCGAAGACAAAGGATGGCAAGAAGATAGGTGCCATCTTTTTTAATGAGTACCATGCCTATGAGACGTACAGTCAGATAACAGTGTTCACTTCCGGACTCGGCAAGATACCTGATCCACGAAAGTTCATCGTGACGACATTCGGGTATGTCCGTGATGGGCCTCTTGACAATCTCGTCAAGACGATCAAGCGCATACTGTCAACTGGAAAGAATGAACTTGGGTATTTTCCAATGTACTTCTGCCTTGATGATGAGAGCGAGGTCGGTAACGAGAATGCCTGGATAAAGGCAAACCCGTCAATCAACTACATGCCAGTCCTTAAAAACCAGATAAAGCTGGACTACATCGAGGCGATCGATACCGGACAGCCTCAGCTCATGAGCGAGTTCAAGCTTAAGAGAATGAACCTACTCGCGTCCGGAACCGAACAGGAGGTCACAAGCTGGAAGAACATCGAGGCAACGAACCGCGATATTCCTGACGATATCTTTGCATCCGACTTCATTGTCGGTATTGACTTTTCGAAGCTCACTGACATGGCATCCGTCAGCTTCGTCACGAAGCGTGATGGAATTTACTACGTCATTCAGAAGACTTTCTTCAACAGGCAGTCAAAGGACTTCAGAAGAGTGAAGGCTCCTGTCGAAGAGTGGAACAAAATGAACATTGTCGGCATGCAGTTCTTCGAGCTCATTGATGATGTCGAGATAAGCGGCCATCTTCTTACGAAGTTCATGAGCGAGATGATGAACAAGGGCGCTAACATAGTCGGAATCGCTGCCGATTCCTTCCGTTTCTCGATCATCCGCGAGTTCATTGAGAAGGACCTTGGATTCAACGTGAATGACAGGAAGTTCCTCAAGCTTATAAGGCCATCTGACATAATGAAAGTTACAATCATGATTGACTCTTTATTCAACAATCACAAGATTGTCGTCGGAGACAACCCATGTTTCAGATGGTCAGTCAATAACGCGGTGCTCATTCCAAAGGATCGCGGAAATTACGAGTATGGCAAGCAGGAGCAAAGGTCACGAAAGACTGATGCATTCATGTCATTTGTACATGCAATGACAATGGCTGATGCACTGAGCGACGAGAAGCCAGCTGACCTAAGCGCATTCAAGGTATACACATATTAATTTTTTTACAATAAAGAAAGGAGCGTGGTTCGATGGGACTGATAAGAAGCTTATTTCCACAATTCTTCTCGAAGGACTACAAGATAACGCTTGCCACTGCCTCGTCCGACAAGGCAAGACTGCAGGTACTCTTCACTGACTCGGCACTTAACAGTGTCGCTTCGCTAATCGGTGAGAATCTTGCAAAGACGGAGTTCCGTTTCTACAAGAAGAACCATGAGGAAATAAGAAACGAGGAATGGTACAAGTGGAACATTCGTCCTAATGTCAACCAGACTGCAAGCGAGTTCAAGACTGAAATCGCAAAGCGCCTTGTCACCGAGGGAGAGATACTCATCATCCGTAATCTTTTGGGTGACCTTCTTATTGCTGATTCGTTCAGCATTTCGCGTCATGCCAACATATCTCATGAGTTCACGAACGTGACAGTCGAGGACTACTCGTTCCCAGGCAAGTACACGCAGGATGATGCAATATACATCAAGCTGATTGATGATAACGAGCTGTCAATAATTCGTGGAGTCTATGACGGATATGCAATGATTTTCACTCACGCGGTTGATTCCTACATGAAGTCGTATGCGAAGAAGTTCAAGGTTCACATTGATGCGTCATTCAGCAACCAGCCAAATGCCCAGGAAAAGACTGATGACCTTTTTGAAAAGCATTTCCGGTCATTCATGGACGCTGGCAATGCCGTAATTCCTGAATTACAGGGCATGCAGATAACTGACCTCGGCTCGACTGATGGAACCGTGCCAGCTAGTGACATCGTGTCACTGCGAAACGACATGTACAAGACAGTCGCATCAACGTTCCGCGTTCCGCTTCCTCTTTTTGACGGCAGCGAGATAAACGAGAACAACTACAACGAGCTGATGAACACATTCATTTCTAATGCTCTTCAGCCAATCATAGACATCATAGAGAGTGCTATCAATTTCGCACTTTACAAGAAAAGCGAAGTAATCAAGGGAGCAGGCATGAAAGTTGACATGTCGAGAGTCAAGCACATCGACATCTTCAATGTCGCGAATGCTGCCGAGAAGCTGATAAGCACAGGAACGATGTCAATTGACGAGTTCCGTCCGTATATCAACCTCGAACCGATAAATGAGGACTGGTCGCGCACGCACTACATCACGAAGAACTACACGACGGTCAATCTCATGAACAGCGCAGGCGGTGACGGAGGCGGAACATCCGTGAATGAAGACAACAAGAAAAAGGAGGAAAAACGAACCGATGAAACAGAATAGAAAACAGCCTATCTTTTCCTTTCGTCAGAGCGGGGAGACGCTAGAGCTCTACATCTATGACGAAATCAAGAGTGACAAGGACAAGGAGTTTAACTGGAGCACATGGTCGTATGACGACCCTGAGGTAAGCGCAAAGAAAGTGCGCGAAATCCTTGAAAGCAACGGCAATGCAAAGGCACTTGACATCTATGTCAACTCAAACGGCGGAGATGTGTTCGAAGCCTATGCCATGGCGTCAATGATTCAGCGCTTTGCTGGATACAAGACTTGCTATATCGATGGCATGGCTGCAAGCGCCGCATCACTCATTCCGATGGTATGCGACAAGGTAGTGATGGCAAGCTATGCATCAATTCTCATCCACAACATGTGGACAGTTGCATGCGGCAACGCTAAGGAACTGCGAGAGACTGCCGACATGCTTGACGATCTCATGAAGTCAAACCGTCAGCTTTACCTTTCTCGATTCAACGCTGGAGAGGACAAGCTCATTGAACTCATGGACAATGAGACATGGCTTTCAGCCGAAGAGGCAAAGGCATACGGACTCGTTGACGAAATCACTTCAAAGAAAGCCGAAGAGCCAGGAAATGAAGACGAAAATCCATTAAACGAGGAAGACACTGATGACGACGATGTAACAGAAGAGAGAATTCGCGAAGCACTTGCCGGCATCATCGTGTCACAGAAGAAGGCATCATCAGTATATGCACGAAAGGAAGTGCCTGATGCGAAGAACAGGATGGACTTCTTCAAAAGATTTGCTGAAAAAATTTAAAAGATAGAAAAAAAGGAGGACAGCTATCATGTCGGAAGGATTAAAACCACATCATCATCAGTATTTTGAGTACGGCATCAAGTCATACTACGACGCTGAGAGAGGCGTCATGGTTAGAAACGTGACATACATGTGCATGATATGTGGCAAGCTGTCCCACGAAAAATATGAGGACTACGTGCCTCCTCCTAAGCAGAGGAAGGACAAGGCACTCATCCGTTACCGCAAGAAACACGGCAGCTCATGCCGATGAAACTGGGCACTTTCACGAAAAGGGGGAAAACAAATGAAGAACTTAGATACTATCCGTGAAGATTACTTAAAAAATTTCAAGGAAGCGTTCAAAAACGGCGACGCTGAAAAGGCAGCTGCTGCTTTCACTCAGTATAACGATGCGCTTATCGAGTCAATCAAAAATGCAGCTGCGTCAAGCAACTCTGAAATCCTTGCAAGAAGAGGAGTGAGACAGCTCACTACCGACGAGACAAGATATTATGAAAACCTCATCAAGGCAGTAAAGGCTCCTGATCCAAGACAGGCAATCGCAAACTTCGACGTTGCTATGCCTTTCACAATCATTGACTCTACTCTTGTTGACTTAGCTCAGGAACATCCTTTGCTTAACGAAATCGATTTCCAAAATGTTGAATATTTAACAAGATGGATTCTTGATGATTCCACTAAGACGAATGCTGTTTGGGGTCCAATCAATGCGGAAATCGTTACTGAAATCACTGGGCAGTTCAAGGAAATCGATGTCAACCAGAAGAAGCTTACTGCATTCTTCCTATTGTCCGAAGACCTTGTCAATTTGGGTCCTGCCTTCATCGACACTTACGTAAGAACAATCCTTATGGAAGCTATCTACGGAGGACTAGAAGCTGCAATCATCTCAGGTAATGGCAAGGACTGCCCAATCGGACTCATGATGGACTTGACAAAGGAATCTTCCGGCATTTATGCACAGAAGACTCCAATCGTCATGAAGGATATCGCAAAGGAATACACTGGAAACGTAGCTCTTCTTGCAAAGAACGAAAAAGGCAAGAACAAGAACTTTGATTCAGTCATTCTCGTGATGAACTTAACGACAAAGCTCAACAAGTTCCTTCCTGCTGCATCTTTCCGTGTTCCAGGCACTGGCGAGTACGTAACGACAATGCCTTTCCCAACGAAAGTTGTTGTCTCTAACGAAATCGAAGATAACAAGGCAGTCATGTTCGTTCCTAAGCGCTACTTTATGGGCGTTGGCATGAGCAAGGAAGGCAAGATTGAATACTCTGATGAAAACAAGTTCCTTGAAGACCAGCGCGTGTTCAAGGTTCGCTTGTATGGCAACGGTCGTCCTTACGACAACACTGATGCAATCGTTCTTGACTTGTCAAAGCTTCAGCCTTACGCAATGCCATTTGTTACTGCTGCAACAGCAACCAACGGATAATCATAAAAGAGGGACTTCATATCCCTCTTTTGCTTTTTTAGGAGAGGTGCACTATGACCAATGAAAAGAAAACCGAGATTGCAACTGCACTTCTTGATGACATCAAGAACGAGCTCAACATGGCATGGGCTACTGAAGTGATGGAAAAGAAGATATTCGGATGGATCGTTTCAGGCATCAACCTTTTGGTCAGGACTGCCGGCGATTCGATTAACTTCTATCGTCCTGGAACTGCCGAGTACAAGAATGCTGACGGTGTGTCAGTGTACGGACTTTTGGTAAGCTACTGCATGTACGAGGCCTCCGGACTTTCTAGCGAATTCAAGACAAACTACCGTGAGGATCTCATGAACCTTGCCATTGATGCACATGAAATAGAGGCTGATGAAGATGAGAAAAAAGACAGCTAACACTTTCAATGACGGTGTGTGCGAAATAAAGAGAGAGACAAAAGAAAGCGTTTCTTTTCTTGAGAAGTCAGGACGTCATAACTACGTCACGCTCTTCAATCATATCGGATATCATCTTATGAACATCCGCGACAAGGACATGGAATACTTCGATGCGTCAGGGCATCGAAAGACACGCAAGATCATGATTCCTTACTTAGAAGCTGGACTGACTGACTGCGTCATCGAGCTTACGGACTTCATGGGCACGAAAGAGCGGTATACGATCAAGCACTTTGATACTGACAGCAAATACCGCGTCATGTATCTCTATCTTGAAGGAGACAGGCTCTATGATTGACGAAATCATCAATGAACTGAAGAAGATAATCCCAGTCGTATGCTATGGTTCAGTTACCGAGAAGGATATGGCAATAGCGACAAGATGGGAGTTTGCAGTCGTTACGAGGGATGGCCTCGTCAGGGACGGCATGAGATGGTACCAGGTCTATGCAGTTTCTTATGTTGATGAAGACTATATCCAGGAAGGATTCGAGTTCGACATCATCAGCGCAATGAAAAAAATTGGGCTGAGACCTCTTGAAGATCAGAAGATTGAGTATGCCAATGCAACTGTCACGAAGAATCAGACAAAGGTCGAGGCCGTAACGATTCAGTTCAAGAAAGAAATTAAGTCGGGGTGCTAGTTCATGAGCAGTGTACAGTTTGTCATCAAGGCCGAAGACATCGAGAAAATTGAGAATGAAATCGGCAAGATTGGACTTCGTTCTGAGGCATGGATAAACAAATACTTAAGAGAGCACGCATCGAAGGAAACAGAGCAGTCAATCAAGTCGCTCATGCCTGTCTCGGACAGGAACAAGACTCATGCAAAGTTCTCGAAGTCGCTCGATACGACTTTTACTAATCTCGGGTTCAAGACATCAACAAAGAAAAAATACAACTATCTTTACTTTCCGGACCAGGGGGCAGGCACTTCAAAGAAGCACGCGCCTCAGCTATTCTTCTACAACGGCTTAGACCGTAAATACGAAAGCATCATAAACGGCATGCTTGCGTATCTTGAAGAGCACTGGAAAGGAAGCAACTAAAAAAACAAGAAAAGGAGCAGATGAAATGGCAAATACAAAAACAACATTCAACTATTTCAACGCTGACAAGATTTCCGTCAAGTTTGATGGGGAGAATTCATTCAGCACTGCTGGATGCCTTGCCAGCATTGAGCGTTCAGTGACAGTAAAAACAATCACTAAGAAATGCGCAGGGCTCACTGTGAGAAGTGACTCACGTCCTACCGGACTTACGCTTAAAATCAAGGTTCAGGACATGCCTGTAGCTGTGTATAACAAAATGTTCAATCTCGACAAGGCAAAGACTGGAAGTGCAGTTGCGCTTGGCATGAATAAATTTTCAAAGTTTGCAGTCAAGTTTGATGCAAAGGATGAAGATGACGATGAAAGCTATCAGCTTTATCCAATAATGTGTCCGTCAAAAATGCCTGACTTAAAGATTGACAATGATGCTGACACAATCCCCGAAATCGAGATTGATGCAACTGCATCATTTGATTCTACGCGACATCTTTACTACGAAGAACAAAAGGCTTCAATGGAGACATCAGTCACTTTTGAGGCATGGGATCCAGTAACGAAATTCTAGCGAAGGAGTAACCTATAATGATTAAATTCAAGCTTAACGGCGGAGAAGAAGTAAATCTAAATCTTACAGTAAGAGCAGCAATGCGATACGAAAAGGAGACAGGAAAGCACGCATTCATCCAGCCAATCCTTAACGTGTCGACAAAATCGCTTGGCATCGAGGAATGCGTTGACATCATCTACTGCGCTTACAAGAACGGAGGCAATACTCCGGTACTTGACTATGAATCGTTCCTTGACGCACTGCCAAACGATATTGCTGAAATCTTTAATGTCGCAATGGATCTGATCTCAGGTGCCGAAAGCGATACATCAAAAAACTAGGTTTCCAGAAGGCATTTGAAAAACTTACAGTCCGAAACGATTCGGATGTAATAGCTCCGAAAATGAAAATCGAGGACGTGTGGGACTTATACACCCTATGCGTCCTCATTTTTAATATCTCGGAGGATGTTTTCTGGGACTGTGAATACGCTGTCCTCATGAAAATCATAGGAAATATTGCCGCATATCGCTCATGGCAGTCATCTCCTAAAACACGAGGCGGACAGCAAGAATTCTAAGGAAAGGAGATAAGGCATGGCAAAGGAAATGGAAGCAAAAGTTACCTTCAAGGTAATAAATTCAGAATTCAGCTCGAAGATAACTGAGATGAATTCACAAATGAAGCTTCTTAGATCTGAATTCAAGCTCAACGAGTCACAGTTTAAGTTGACCGGTGACAAGACGACTTATCTCAAGAACAAAGCTGAAATCCTCACGAAACAGTATGAAGAGCAAAAGAAGAAGGTTGCAACGCTTCGCGAGGAATCCGAGAAGGTAAATGCAACCTTCGGCAAGCAGTCGGATGAAGCAAAGAAGGTACAGACTTCACTCAATCATGAGACTGCTGAAATGAACCGCCTTGAAAAGGCAATGAAGGATGCTACATTTGCTTCAAGGTCTTTTTCGGCAGCAGGTGAAAAAATTCAGCATATGGGCGAGAAGATCCAGGCCGCAGGACAGAAGATATCAGCGGTAGGGGACAAGCTCATGAAGTTCAGCTTTGGCGCTGCAGCCATTGCCGGAGCATCAATCAAGGCAGCCGAAGGCTTCGAGCAGGGCATGGGAAAGGTCAACTCGATTGCCGGACTCAACCAGAAGCAGCTCGACAAGCTAGGAAAACAGCTGCTGCAGACATCAAGCGATACAGGAAAGGCTGCAACCGATATCACTGAGGCAGCATACCAGGCTCTTTCTGCATCAGTGCCAACTGACAAGCTTAACGACTTCGTGAAGACTGCCGCAAAGCTTTCAAAGGCAGGGTTCTCAACGACTGCCGAATCAGTTGACCTGCTGACGACGGCAATCAATGCTTATGGCATGAAGACAGAGGAAGCGTCGAACATCAGTGACAAGCTCATGACAGTCCAGAACCGAGGCAAAACGACAATTGCACAGCTTGCAGGTGCGATGGGTAACGTCATACCGACTGCTTCGGCATTGCACGTAAATATTGATAACTTATCTGCAGGATACATCACTCTTACAAAACAGGGCATCAATACTGCTGCCGCTACGACTGGTCTTCGCTCGATGCTTAACGAACTCTCAAAGACAGGGACGACTGTCGACAAGACGCTTCGTAAGAAGACAGGCAAGTCCTTCAGCGAGCTGATGAAATCAGGTAAATCGCTCGGCGACGTTCTTGAAATTCTCAAGGGCTCAGTCAAAGGAAATGATACCGAGTTCAAGAACCTCTTCGGCAACACTAAGGCAGGATCTACTGCACTTGCCTTGATGAAGGACGGAGCAAAGGGCTTCAATTCCGAAATAGGGAAGGTAGCAAAGTCTACTGGCACGACGAACAAGGCAATCAAGGACATGAAGACTCCTTACGGCGAAGCAAAGAAGGCCATGAACGAACTCAAAAACACATCAGTCAAGTTCGGTCAGTCATTAGTAAGCACGCTCGGACCCGACATCAAGAAGGCAGCTTCGTTCGTCAAGACGCTTACTGACAAGTACAGCAAGCTGAACTCTCATCAGAAGACGACAGTCGCAAGAGCAACTGCAGTCGTCATTGCTATGGGACCTGCTGTAAAAATCTTCGGTTCATTAACAACCGGAGTCGGAAAGGCTGTGACCAACTTCGGCAAGTTTGTCAAAAAGACGAAGGAGACAGGCGCAAAGATAAAAGATGCAGCGAGCAAGATGAAGACATTCATATCATCAGCTAAAGAGGTCGCTTCGACGGTCAAAACGCTAATTGTCACTAAGGGACGAGAGGCTGCTGCTTGGGTTGCCTCTACTGCCTCGACGGTGGCAAACAAGGCTGCAACAATCGGAGCGACTGCCGCGAATTACGCACATGCTGCCGCAGCAAGGTTGGCTGCTGGAGCTCAGTGGCTTCTAAATGCAGCGCTCAGCGCAAACCCTATTGCAATCGTAGTCATTGCGATTGCTGCACTGGTTGCAGCGGTAGTCGTCATGTACAACAAGTTTGATTGGTTCAGGAACGGAGTCAATTCAGTTTTCAATACTGTCAAGACGACAATCATGAACGCTATAAACCACATCAAGAATGCTTTCAAGTCAATTCCCGGGGCATTTTCTAGCGTTCTTTCTTTCTTCGGCTCAATCCCTGGAAGAATAGGAAGCGCACTGGCAAGCGTGCCTGGAAAGATCACGGGAATATTCCACGGAATACCTGGCAAGGTGACAAGTCTTCTCTCAAGCATTCCTGGAAAAATCGCAAGCATGTTCAAGTTCACTCCTCCACACTTCAAGCTCCCTCATGTTTCAATAAGCGGAGGGTTCTCAATCAATCCGCCAAAGGTTCCATCTTTTGGCATCAAGTGGTATGCAAAGGCAATGAGGAACCCAGTCCTCATGGAACAGCCTACCGCTTTTGGCTTTGATGCGTTCGGCAACATCCTTGCCGGAGGAGAGGCAGGACGAGAAATCACTGGAGGCGCAGCCGCAATCATGGGCATGATAAGAAACGCAGTGCAGTCCACTGCCATCGAGGCAGGCATGAGCAGCATTGTTTCTCTTCTTGGAAAGCTTGTCGAGAAGGACAGCGTTATCGTTCTTGATAGCGGGGCACTTGTCGGACACACGGCATCACAGATGGATGCTGAATTAGGAAAATTAAGGAGATGGAAAGCAAATGGATAACTATGTTATTTTCGACAGCTATATAAGCAGTGATGACTTTCATCTCCTTTTATACAAGGAGGATGACAAAACTCCTGATCAGGTAAGAAGCTCGGTAACGATTCCAGGCATGCACGGAAAGCTTGACATGACATATGCGCTTACCGATGAACCAATCTTTTCAAATCGAAATGTCACATATTCGTTTTATATAGATCCAATGTACGGAGCTGACGACTATCAGCAAGTCATTGATGACATGAGGAATAAACTCCACGGTCACGAGATGATCGTGAAGCCTTCATCCCACCTCGGATGGCATCTAAAAGCAAATGTCGCAGTCGGAGACTATGACATAGAGGATGACACTGGCACAGTGAATATCACATGCGACTGTTTTCCTTTCTACCTCAGAAATTCAATGACGGAGCAAAGCTACACGATCAATGACAATGAGACACATGAATTCATTATCAGGAATTCAGCCATGTGGGCAGTACCTGAGATAACGACAACAGCAAGCATGACTGTCGAGATGAATGGAATATCGGTCACGCTAAGCAGTGGCACGACTAAGAATGCTGGGCTAGTCATACGTGGCGGTTCAAATATGATAAAGGTCACAGGAAAAGGAACTGTAACATTCAAATGGCAGGAGGGGATGCTCTAGATGTATCGCATATATGCGGATGGAAATCTTATCTATGACAATCACACTCCTGAACTTTCGGTATCCGATGCCACGCTTGAGCTTCTTCAGAATGACATATCTACATTTCAGTTTACGATATATCCTAGCAATCCATATATAAATAAAATCGAGAGAATGGTTACTAAAATAAGGGTTTTTCGTGATGACGAGATAATGTTTTCCGGAATAGTATGTGATGATGAGGTTGGTTTCATGAACCAGCGCTCATGCAAGTGCAAGAGCGATTTGTACTATCTCACGCGCACGATTGTCCGTGAGTACGAATTCTCTGGCAGCATGAAAGAGTATTTCACAAAGCTCGTTAATGAACATAATGCACATAGCGAATTCAAGTTCACGGTTGGAAATGTCACTGTCACTGATCCAAACAATTACATCACGAGAGCTTCAAGTGGATATCCAACGACATGGAGTGAAATCAATGACAAGTGCATCAAGATGCTTGGCGGATACATCTCGCTCAGGTATGCTGACGGAAAGACTTACATTGACTACCTCGCTGACTACGAGGAAGTCAGTCCGCAAAAAATCGAATTTGGAAAGAACCTTCTTGAAGCCAAAAGGGAGGCTTCGGGGCTTGACATTGCCACTGTCCTGATACCGCTCGGGGCAAGCTATGAGGTCACTACTGACAACAGCAGTAATGACGATGAATCATCAAGTGACGATTCATCAAGCGATGATTCAGCTGACACATCAGCTACCGACACGACAACCGAGTCGAAGCGAGTTGACATCACGTCAGTGAATGACGGCAAGAACTACATCGAGAATGCCGAAGGCATCGCGAGATACGGACGCATCGAGAAAACCAATACGTGGGATGACGTACATGAACCGGCCATACTGCTCAGGAAGGCAAAGGCATATCTTGATGACCTCATCTATCACAAGATGACGATAACCGTGAGCGCAGTTGACCTTGCCAACATAAGCAAGATTGAGTCATTCAGCATGAAGCAGTACATCCACGTCGTGTCAAGTCCTAACGGAATTGATGACGTATACCTTCCAATGAAAATGAGCATCAACATTCTTGATGCATCTCAGAACAAGATTGAGCTTTCGGTTGCAACCCAGACGAAAGAGAAGAGCGAAGTATCGAGAACGCAGAGCTCGGGACTCGTCGAGCAGATCATCACGACTGAGAACAACACGAAAAACAACATCAACAAGACTGTTGAAGGATACAATACTAAAATCAATCAGCAAAAGGATAGCATCTCGACTGAGGTTGCTAGAACCAAAAAAGAGATGATTGACTACACTGACAAATCCCTCAACGACTACTACACAAAGGATGAGACAGTATCACGCATCTCACAGGAGGCTGAGAAAGTCAATTCTCTCATATCGAAGGTCCAGAGCGCACTTGTCGGAACTGTCAACAGGCTTGTCGAACTTAATCGAATCACGGCAAAGACGAAGCCTTCGGATGATTCTATCATAAAGTATGATAAAGGAAATCTTAAACTTGGATATGCAAGAGATGGAGCCTTCGAGCTTTATAAGAGTGAGAACTTCACAGGACTGTACAATGACAGCAAAACGCACTCGCTTCTTGCTGTCGTAAGGACGGAAGACAACTCTTCACAAAGCATCACGATAAAGGCTGGCAACCGCACTTCGACAGCAAAAATAGATGGTGACTATGCAAGAATTACGATTGACAGCATCAGCTTTGATGAAAGCAAGTCAATATCAGTCTCATGTACATCTGGTGTCTATCTCTGTTTCGACAAGCTGAGACTTATCGAGGCTGACAGGTATGTCGACATCGCTGAAGGAATAACTTCACTGACAAATTCAGTCACTCAGACGCAGGGAACGGTTGAATTCATATCATCGCAGCTTGATACACTGAAGAGCGACATTGACGGGGCTTCGGAGACAAGCGAGAGAATAAAGAAATACGTCATCTTCAATGAAGACCCAGATAATGCATCGCTGACACTCTGCACTTCAAGAAATTCAAGCGGAAAGCCTACAGGATTCACGATGAAGCTGACACCAAAGGCACTCAACTTCTATCAGAATTACGGTGATGATGAACCAATCGCATATCTCACTAACTCGAACCTTTATATCACGAAGGCGGTAGTAGTGCAGTCTTTCAGGGTTGGTCATCATATATGGACAGCAACTAAAACTGACTCGGGTGATGACATGCTTGTTCTCGATTATATTGGAGGTAATGCATAACATATGGCAACAATCACAATAGGAAGCACGGCGGGTCAGAGACCTTACTTACAGCTGAATGTATGGGAATCAGCAACAAACAAGGGCGCAAACCAGTCAACAGTAAGCTTCAGTCTAATCCTCAAGAGACCTTCAAGAATATCATCATCGGCTTCTAAGTCGTGGAGTGCTTCGATTGACGGAAAGACATTCAGTGGTTCCGGAACTATCGGAGGTTCAGGTGACAAGACGCTGCTTACAGGCTCAAAGGTCGTAGGACACAACGCTGACGGCTCGAAGTCAATCGGCTTCAGCGCATCGGCTTCGCTCAACATCACATGGAGCGGTCAGTGGCTAGGAACGATAAGTGGCTCTGGCTCGATGGGACTGACGAAGATACCACGATACTTTTCATCATGCTCGGCTTGGGTATCTTCAAGAACCGAGACACAGGTGACCGTCTCATGGAAGACTGCTGAGACATGTAACGGCGTCTCGGCAGTATATGACGGTACTGAACACTGGCTCGGCGACCCTAACGGCACTTCGGGAAGCATCACGCTGACAATGAATCCCGACACATCGAAGAATCTATATTTTAGACTGAGAAGAAAGGACTCAAACCTCGTCAGCAACACTAATCAGGTTTCGGCATCCACTTATGCCTATCCGTATGTGCAGTCTGGGACTGATTTTGTCATAGGAGACGCACTGAAGCTCAACGTGTACAATCCGCTGAACCACAGCTACGTGCTCAACGTCTATGCATCGAACGGCAACGTAATCGGAGGATATAATGGCAGTGGAACAGTGCTGAACGGATTCAATGATGCTGACTCGGTTGACCTTATGTACAGGAACTGTGCTAATCGAAGCGACACGTATCATGTCACGATTGACTATGACGGACACGTATCGACATATGACAAAGGCAATACGTACTCAGCTGACAAGGCAACGCCAGTCATTGGTAATGTCACGATAAGCGACACGAAGACATTCGCTGGCATCCACAAGCAGGCAACAGAGCTGATACAGGGCAGGAGTGCGATACGTGCTACAGTCGCAAGCGTATCAGCGCAGAAGTATGCAAAACTAAGGAAGATTACCGTATCGTATGACGGAAATGGAAAAAGCAAATCGTGGACTGATGAAACGGAAAGTGACAGCAACATTGTTTTTGACTTCACGACCTCTAACAGCAATGCAGTGACTGTCACTGTTGAGGACTCACGAGGTTTGAAGAGCACTCGAAAGATTCAGCTTTCGTTCCTTCATTTTGCCATGCCTTCGCTTACGCTTACGGCTGAACGTGGCATCTATGATGCCGTCTACAAGACATGGAAGAGCGATGCCAATCACGGTACATATGCAAAGTGTACACTTGGTGGCTCAACCGACTCTCATCTTGATATTGATGCAGCTAAATCGGTAATCAAGATAAACAATACCAGTACAAGCATTTCTTCATTCGGAGACATGTACCTAGGAGGAGGAAATCTTCTTTATACGAGTGGCTATCATATTGAAGCCACTCTTTTTGATGCTCTCGGACAGAGTGCCACGGCAGTGGCTGACATAGCGTCAGGCTCTCGAATCATGACAATCCTCAAGGATGAGGGCATTGCATTCGGCGGAATGGCTGAGAAAGGCAAGTTCAAGATTTACGACAGTCTTCAGTTTGAAGGCTGCATTTTCCCAGTCGGATATATCTACATTTCGGCATCTCCCGAAAATCCATCGACTTGGTTCGGAGGGACGTGGAAAGCAATCAGCGGTAGGTTCTTACTAAGTGCTGATGATACTTATAAGGCTGGTTCGACTGGTGGCGAGGCAACTCATACTCTGACTGTTAGTGAAATTCCGGGGCACAGACACAATACAAACTCATGGACTATGGTTGTAAACGCAGGAGGAGCCAATATGACTCCATCTATTGGGGCTTCAACAGTAAAAGGAGCTGCAACCGCTATTGTGCCTAACGTACAAGCAACCAAAAACGGAGATAACAACGCGGTTGAGAGTGAAGGCGGAGGACAGCCACACAACAACATGCCGCCTTATTTAGCTGTCTACATGTGGCAAAGGACGGCATAAAAATGCAATTTTATTACTATAGAAAGGAGCGATTTAATGGCTAACTTTAAAATCATGAGAAACGGGCTGAACACAGAAGTCGTGGGAGACCCGCACATCGGACAGTCGTCCGAGGACGTCACTGTGGCAGTGACTGATGATGGCACATATCAAGGATACGATAAGAAGCTATATTATTCGTATGGTTACAGGAATCAGATTTATCGTGCAATTGCTGACAAGAATTCAAGTAATGAGTTTGTCATTCCGATGACAGCTTTTCTTGAGCCGGGAATCGTAAAGCTTTCAGTTGAGCTTTCAAACGGCACGAACAAGCCTACCTGCAATGCCTGCTTCATCATTGCGACAGAAGGAGCAAAATCAGTTGCCGCTTCGGACATCCTTCCGGATGAGGAAACGTGGCAGTCATACATTCGGTCGTATATTAAGTCCCATGCTGAAGAATTCAAGGGAGATACAGGAGCACAAGGAAGTGATAACGGAACAGTAGCCTTTCTTCCTGATTATTATAAATCCTACCTGTCTAACAAAATCTCCGAAATCAAATCTGCAAAATCAGCCAACCCAGATGCGTTTTGTTTCTGGATGTTTACCGACTATCATTACCATTACAAAGACCAGACGGTCGGAAATTCGACGGGCATTGGGGATATCATCAACTATGTTGGGTCACAAGTAGGCACAAAGCAGACGGCATTTGTCGGGGATTTTCTGGCATATGAAAACACACAGACATTAGTTGATAGCGCAATGTCCGCATTTAAGACAGAGGTCAAGGCGATTGGTTCTGACAATATTTGGATTATCAAAGGCAACCATGATAACAATCCTTACGGGAATCCAAATATTACGGACGAAACGTTGATATCTGATATCTTCGGGATGATGTCTGACGCTCCGACAAAGACTTACTATTATCGAGATGATGTGACGAGCAAGGTTAGAGTAATCGTTCTGGACAGCAGAGAGACATCTCTTGAATACAGCTATACAAATGGGTCGGATACAGAAAAGGCGTTTGCTACCGTAGAAGCCAAGTGGTTTGGCGATACGCTGTCATCTATGCCGAGTGGATATACCGCACTTGTATTTTCACACATCATGTGGTGGGGGAGTTCTGATAAAAAATCATTACGATATTCAGAATCCAACGCGCAGGTCGAAAAAATCATGCACGCATACAATGCGAGGACAAGCTATAACGGCATCGGAACATCTTTCAATTTCGCAAACGGAAAAGGTACTGCTCCGATAATGCTGACAGGACATACCCATAAAGACTTTGTGGATGTGTTTGATAACGATGTTGTAGTTCTGTCAACATCTGCCGATTCCTGGGCTTTTGCAAACGACAGACCAGACTATTATACGCACGCCAACGGAACCACAACAGAACACGCTCTGGATTTTGTTTTGTTTGACCCGACAGCCAAAACGATGGATGCCATCCGTATCGGAGCAGGAGCAAATCGACATTTTGAGTTTGGAAGCAATAGAGGCTTGAAATGCGCTATCAAGAACACACTGTCTAACTGCACATCGAATAACTCCGCAACAACAGCGTATAAATCCTATGCGGCAACCATTACCCCCAAGAGCGGTTACAAGATGGGAAGTTGTGCCGTGACTATGCGTGGAGCGGACATGAGCAACTATGTGTCTACAGAAGAAAGCAAGGCTAGTATAAATCTTCCGAATCTGATTGGTGATATCGTAATCAATGCTTCCGCAGTTGCTATCGGAAACTACTCCGTCACCAACAATCTGACTAACTGCACCAATAGCAATTCCGCAACGAGCGTGACGGAAGGCGCAAGCTATACGGCAACCATCACAGCTAAGAGCGGGTATAATCTCCAATCTGTATCCTGCACAATGGGTGGAACAGCACAGACCGTCACGGATGGAAAAATATCTATCTCCAAGGTAACTGGCAACATTGTTATCACGGCAACCGCAACATCCATTCCTGTTTACACAATCACCAACAATCTGACTAACTGCACTAACTCCAACACGGCAGTGAGTGTAAAGCAGAACGACAGTTATTCCGCAACGATTACCGCAAACAGTGGCTATACGCTTGTAGCGGTTACCTGTACAATGGGTGGTACTGCTAATACAGTTACGAACGGCAAGATTTCCATCAGCAATGTTACTGGCAATATCGTGATAACAGCATCCGCAATAGCGCAGAGCGCAAATTACACCAATATTCTAACAGAGGTCGGATATTATGATGACAATTATCTGTCTGGCGCATCTGGTATGAAAGCATCCTCTGCCGGAGATGTAACAACAGGATATATTGATGTATCAAGCTGCGTTAATACCACATGGACGATGTACATCAAAGGGTACACCGGCAGTGCATCGGCATCACATACAAGGTTAAGATTTCAATCATCGCAAACCAACACAGAATTTATCCAAGAAAAAAATGGATGGTTAGGAGCGGCGGAGGATTATTGCACAATTACAAAACTTGCAGACGGATACTACAAAGTAGAATTTAATAAATTATCATCCTATTTTGAATCATGCAATTACATCCGTATGTGCTTTGCCGAAACCAAAGGTGCGAACTTGATTATTACCATTAACGAGCCGATTGAGTAACTTGAGATTAACAGGAGTTAATCGCAACACGCACTAAAAAAAAAGAGATGTATAAAGTGTGTTGAAAATACTGGATTGGGACTGTTCTAGTCACCAATCTGAAGTAGTCAAAACTGAATCAAAAGGCGATTACATCTCGATATCTATCAAGGAGCCTGCAGCACAGTCAGTTTCATCAGCTGAGTCTTCATCAGGCTCATCATCAAAATAAAAAAACAAGGAGAAAGAAAAATGGAGCTACTTAACCTCATGCCAAAAATGAAATTCATAAGTGAATTTGTATTCTATCTTGTGCCACTTATTTTCATGTTATGTGATATCGTGTCAGGATTGGCAAAAGCATATGTTCAAAAGAATCTAATCTCTCACAAGATGCGAAGTGGAATTATAAAAAAATGCGGTGAAATGATGATTATCATTCTCACGGCAGTAGTTGTGTATTCAGTTCAATGGTCGCATCAAATCATTGCTATCGTGTCAGTATATATGATACTGATGGAAATCATTTCAATCATGGAAAATCTTGATGAAATCGGGGTTCCAATTCCTAAGTGGATTGAAAAGACAATCAACAACGTTGCTACTGACATTGACAATGGTTCAGCAAATTCATTGAGTGAAGATGACATGAAGCGATTAATCGAGGCTGCAAGAATCATAGAAGATAGCAACAAGGAAAAACAATAAGGAGGACATCTTTATATGTATTTCAATTATGATTATGTGCTTACTAACCACAGCAATAAGAATTTTGGTGGCAAGAGAAGCTCGACGAAGTACATCATCATTCACTATACTGGCAATGTGAAAGATACCGCCGAAAATAACGCAAAATACTTCTTTATTGGTGACAGAAGAGCGGGTGCAAACTTCTTTGTAGATGGCAAGGGAGTATGGGCTTCAACTCCTGAATCACATACCGCCTATGGTGCAGGAGTGCTTCATAATCGCAAGTATGCAAGATTATGGGGTATCTGTACTAACCACAATGCCATTAACATTGAAATTGCTTGTGACGCAGGAAATTCACTGCCGACTGCCGAAGCTGTTACAAATACAGTTGAATTGACTAAATCACTTATGGCAAAGTATGGAATTCCATCAAGCAACGTTGTGCGACACAAGGATGTATGCGGTAAGAACTGTCCAGCTTACTGGTGGGATGATAGCAAGTGGCAGAGCGAGTTCAAGGCTAGACTTGATGGAAAGGCAGTCGCTCCTGTTCCACAGCCTACTTCTCAGCCAAAGCCACAGCATAAGAAAGTCAATCACTGTGATGGTGTCTGGGGAGAAGCAACAACAAAGGCATTGCAAAGATATGTTGGAACGGTCGTTGATGGCATTATTTCTCATCAGCTTGTCTCAAGCGAGAAACTTATTATTTCAAGATTCGGTCACACTTTCAGATTTGATAACACTCGAAAAGGTTCATTATGCATCAAAGCATTACAGAAAAAACTTGGTGTTACTGCCGATGGACTTATTGGTAAGAACACAATCAAGGCTTTACAGAAATGGCTTGGTGTTCCAGCTGATGGCATTTGTGGCAAGCAGACAACAATTGCGTTGCAGAAGTTCCTTGAATCAAAAGGGATGTTTCAGTAATGGCGTATAGGTATTGTATTGTCATGATCGAGGAGGATGCTCCATCTGATGAAAGCGGAACGCTTGGAAAGGATTACTATGCATCGCCTCATATCGTGAAAAAGCTGAAGAAGAATGCCGAAATCGAAGTATGGGACGACGACCGCAAACTCTCATACCATACATTCGCATTTAAGCATCTCGATCACGAGCACTGCCTATAGATTTATCGTTTCATTATAAAAATCCCAGGGATTCATTTCCCTGGGAACTTTTTTTATTTGTTTGCTTTTACGATATCATTAACGTAGCGACTAATGGCGCCCATCTTAGCGGTCAGCTTCCTCATATTTTCATACGAGAGGCCCTTTCCTGTTGAGCTGTAATTCTTGTAGCTCTGATACGGAACAAGCGCCATATCGCAAATTTGACGCATGTTGAATGCCTTTCCGATGTGTTTCATGACGCTGTCGAATATATACGCGTCGTTGAGATCCTCAAACCTTTCTTTCCAGGCCTCAAGAATGTCACGATCATCTTTGCTTAGATTGGTATTCAGCAGTTTTTCTATAAGCTCGATATGCTCTCTATAAGACATGTCATCAAATATGTTAGACACGCAGTCGAATTCGTAGTCATATGTCGTATTGAATGCTTGAGGTGCAAGCCTTTCTATCGTTTTCCTGTATTCATTATAATCGAGTTTCATTTTTTCCATCCTCCTTCAATGTTTTTTTTATAATTGCTCATCCATTAAAAAGTTCTTGCAGTCAACACTGTCAATGTCATCGATTAATTCCTCACAGAAGTCAACGCTTCCATTTTCATCAAGCCAAATCTTCGCAATTCGTGCATTAGAACCATCAACGTTGATATTCTTATCTTTACAATATTCAATGCATTCTTCTAAGCTTCCATTAAACAAATCATCATTCCAGTCATTTTCTTCCGTTTCAACTGACCATGTTTTATTAAATTCAATATTTTCAAGAAAATCATCCCACATTTCGTCCGGATCATCATAACTATGATAACCCATGCCAGCCTTCTCAAGGGCTTCTTCGTAGTCTTCCGCTGGGATTGCGTCCCAGCTTTCAGCATTTTCAACTGCTTCAATAAATTCATTAACGCTATTATAATTTCTTAATGTCATTTGTTTCATATTTCTTTTCCTCCTTGGGATCTCTCCCTCTCTACACTTATAGTATAGTACTTTTATGTACTTATGTCAATAGAATATGTACAAAAAAGTACTTGATTAACTAATTCTTTTACGATTATTTGTGCCTGATCAGATGCACAGCTTTTTTACTCCAAATTTACTCCAAAAAATATTTAAACATAGCAAAAATATCAATCCAAAGTGCTATTAAACTTTAATATTTTCAGCACTTTACAAAAGAGAAGAAATGTGTATAATAAATTTCAATTCAAAAAAGCGTCCTAGTTAAGGACGTTTTTTTCATTTATGTTGTAAGTTTTACTCCATTTTGTATCAAGAAGCTTAGATACCTCTCTTCTCTTTTCGTCATAGAGATGCCCATATCGGTTCATAGTTGTCGCTATTTTTGTGTGGCCCATCAGCTTAGAAAGTGTGTATATCTCTATTCCCTCGTTTATCATCATTGCAGCGTATGAATGCCTCAGGCAGTGAGGGGTTATGTGCTTGCCTGTTCCTGCCTTTTCTACAGCGCATCTCAGCCAGTGACAGAACGTCGAGCCGTAGCAGTTGTAGAATGGGTACTGGCTTTCAGCAAATGCTTCCTCCAGCCGTGGCTCAAGCCATGGAGGTATCGGGACGATTCGCTTTGACTTCTTCGTTTTGAAAGTGTCGACTATCTCGTTATTGAGCCTTACGTGATGAAGATGTAGCTCGTGGTTCTCGAGATCCATTGCGCTCAGCCCGCACAGTTCCTCCTTTCGCAGCCCTGTAAAGAAAAGGACGAGAAGTGCAAGCTGATACTTTGGATTCATGCACTCGTATACCTTCTCGAATTCCTCGGCAGTAAGATAGTCCATCTCTTTATCTTCTTCCTTGAGATACCTGAACTTTACGGGATTCCTCTCGATGAGCTCATGATCAGCAGCCCACTTCATGATCGTGTGCATTCTCTGCACTATTATGTTGACCGTGCGGTTGACGCCTGGAAGTGATGCAGCCCATTCCTCTACTGCTGGTGATGTTATCCTGTCTATCCTCATGTCATCGAAGCATGACAGATGCGTCCGGTAGATGGATTTGATGTTGCTGATTGACTTTGGACTGAGCCTTTTCTCCTGATCAGCAATGTAAAGAGAAAAAAGCTGCGCGAATGTCAGCGCATCGCGTGATGATGATGACACGACTCCAGCGCAAAACTTGCTTGCATATTCCTTGCCTTCCTTGACAGTATCAAAGCGTCTCTTCGTTCTCTTGCGCTTGCCGTTGATGCCCATTCCAGCGTCAATGTCAAACTCGTATTTTGTCTTTCCGTTCTTTAGAATAATTTTCCTGTACTTGTATGACATATGTCATGCCTCCTTCCATGCATAAGGATGTAGTGCAATGCACTACTTATTTTTCTTCAGCCTCATGCTCAGCCTGATCAATATCCTTCATCTTTCTTGCATATGCGAGCAGTCTTCTCTTTATTCCTTCATCAGCTATCCCACTGATTGTTTTTATCATTTCCATCTCATACTCGTCGAGCTTGTCAGCCACTGCATCGCGTTCCATTGGCACATCATATCCCATGAGCCAAGCCTCGTTTACGTCAAGTGCCTTCGCAAGCGCATATATGCCGTCCTGCTTAGGCTCGTACCTTCCGCTAAGATAGCTGCTTATTGCTCCCTTACTGATTCCAGTCATTTTTGTTAGATCTGACTGCTTCATGCCTCTTATCATCATCGCTTCGGCAATCCTTTCCTTGCATGTCTTCATATTTATTCACCACCTTTTTTCATCTTCATTATCTCATTTTGTTTATAAATGTAAACAAAAATAATATTTTTTTAAAATAATTATTTACAATCCTAAACAAGATGGTATAATGAAGGTGGTTTAGAAATCTAAACAAATAAAGCGAAAGGAGGAAAGCGACTTGGCATACGATTATAGAAAACTGCGAGGACGCATCCGCGAAGTGTGCGGAACTGAGACCAGATTTGCAAATCAGCTTGGCATCAACAGGGTCTCGCTTTCAAAGAGACTGAACTGCGAGCTTGAGTTCTCGCAGGACGAAATAAGAAGATCATGCGAAATACTGGGCATTGAGCCTTCTTGCATATCGTCATATTTTTTTAAAACAAAAGTTTAGAAAGCTAAACTAAGAACGGAGGCAAAGCGGAATGACAGTACAAGAAATCTTAGATACTTATGGCAACATTGTCATTCCTAACAGAATTCTCATCCAGCTCGGCATCAAGGAAGAGGACGTAATGCTGAACGCTGAAGAAGTAAAAATGCTTACGCATTCTTCTCAGCCCTATGTAGTGATTGACCGGCTGAAGAAGAAATATGGATTTTCATATCCAGAAAAGAGAATATCGAAATCGATTCTTGCAAAAGAATATGGTCTGAAGGAGTGAATGTTATGAAACTAACAACAAGAGGCAAGATTACGTTAGTAATCTTCTGGATTGCAATCTACTGCCTGGCATGCTGCTTAAACGCAAATGCTGACTGGTGGATCTGGTAAAGAAAGGAGGTGCAAGCAATGTACGAAGTTAAAAGAAACGAAAGAATTGTCGAAGGAACAAGAATAGAAACGTGGCAACGTGAAGTCTATGGGCCATTCAACGTATTAAGCGTTGAAGCTGGAACGAATGGCAAATATATGTCAGATGATTCAGGTAGAACTTACATCTGTATCAAAGACTTATTTGGCTCATTGATTACAAAAATTGAAGAGCTAGATAACGAAGAAGAAGGAAACGGAGGCGTAGAAATTGAATTTTGCGGCGGCAGTGAGCTGTATACAGTTGTCGAATCGCTAGAGTTCATTATCAAGGTTCTCAAAGAACAAATTGAGGAGGCAAAGCTATGAAGCTGCAGAACCCAGCACTTATAAACCCCGATCTATTCAACCGTGTTGAAGAAATCAGGATACAAAAGACACTTTTAAAGATTTTTCTAACGATAGCGGTAGCGTCAGTGCTGTTCATGACCATGACGGTTATCGCTAGCTAAACAACTGAATCCGGTGGGGCCATGGGGCAGTCACGAGGAGGATAGGCTCATTTCATTGTCAAAAAATCATCTGACTTAATTCTCCTTTTGATAAATATTATTTTTCATAGTTATCCAGCACCTCCTGATATTTCAACTTTTATATACGCTGGATATAAAATCCCATTAAACGCAAAAAAAAAGAGCTGTGCACAATCCTTCTCGGACTGCGCCACGGCTCCATCGGAAGCACAAAAAAAGCCACCTCATAAGAAATGAGGAGGCAAACATGAACACATACATTATAACACGGAGGAAAAACATGAACAATATGAACAACGAAAAAGAAAAGACAATGTTCAGCGTAGAGGTTTTGGATGATGACTCGGGGCTGAGCGTCAAGTCACATGGACATCCGGTAGCTGTCGGAATGATGATTGCAATCGCGCTTGTCAAATATTTTGATCAAGAAGATACCGTACTTAGCATGGACGACTTCTTTACTATTCTCAAAACTGCCTGCAAAGACAGCAAGTTCGTTGAACTCGTTTTCCAGTCGGTAAGTCTGTATGCCGAGAACGAGAAGGATGGCCTCAAGGCATTTGCAATGCTTATGGCAGCGGCAAAGATGAACTAGGAGGAATTTTAAATGGATGAAATCAAGATATCTTCATTGGAGCTTGAGAATGTCAAGCGAGTGAAGGCAGTCGCACTCAAGCCTACCGAAAGCGGGCTGACTGTCATCGGAGGAAAAAACAACAATGGCAAGACAAGCGTCCTTGACGCAATTGCCTGGGCGCTTGGAGGAAACAAGTTCAAGCCTTCAAAGGCAAAGCGTGACGGAAGCGTGCTTGATCCGTATCTAAAGGTTACGCTATCAAATGGAATCGTCGTCGAGAGAGCTGGCAAGAACTCGACGCTAAAGGTCACTGATCCATCGGGAAAGAAGGCAGGACAGAAGCTTCTTGACTCTTTCATCAGTGAGCTTGCTCTTGACCTTCCTAAGTTCATGAACGCAAATGATTCAGAAAAGGCAAACATCCTTCTCAATATCATCGGCGTCGGTGACGAGCTTGCATCACTCGAGCGTGAAGAAAAGCAGGCATACGCTGATCGCCTTGCGATCGGACGAATTGCCGACTCGAAGGAAAAATACGCAAAGGAGCTTGAGACGTACAGCAACGTTCCGGACAAGCCCGTAAGCGCAAGCGAGCTCATCATGAAGCAGCAGGAAATCCTTGCACGAAACGGAGAGAACCAGAAGAAGCGCGAGCGTGTAAAGGAATACCAGCAAAAGAATGACATCCTCAGCGAAAGGATATCAGCACTCAATGAACAGCTCGCAAAGCTGCAGGATGAATATGCAGCAAATCTTAATGACCTGGAAATTGCCACTCAGTCAGCAAAGAATCTCGTTGATGAGTCAACCGAGGAAATCGAGACATCAATTTCTGAGATTGATGAAATCAACCGAAAGGTGCGTGCGAACCTGGATCACGAAAAGGCAATCGAGGAAGCCCACGAATACAGCCGTCAGTACGGGCTCATGACAAAGAAAATCGAGAAGATAAGAAGCGACAAGAAGAAGCTTCTTGAAGGCGCTGACCTTCCTCTTCCTGAGCTTAGCGTACAGGATGGCATGATCACATACAAGGACCAGCTGTGGGACAACATGTCCGGAAGCGAACAGCTCATGGTTGCAACCGCTATCGTAAGAAAGCTCAATCCAAGCTGCGGATTTGTGTTAATGGACAAGCTCGAGCAGATGGACATGGACACGCTTAATGCTTTTGGAAGATGGCTTGAAAGCGAAGGCCTTCAGGCAATCGCTACAAGGGTTTCGACAGGAGACGAATGCTCTGTGATCATTGAGGACGGATGCATTGCCGACACCGATGAAAAAGAAAACAAGGAAGAACTCAAAGAAGAATGGGGTGGAATAAAGTGGTAGCAGGATTTGAAATAAAGAAAGGAAAAATAAGCAAGGCAAAGCGTGTCGTAGTTTACGGCACTGAGGGAATCGGTAAAACGACTTTCGCTTCGAAGTTTCCTGATCCGGTTTTCATCGATACGGAAGGAAGCACGAATTCGTATGACGTAAAGAGAATGAACAAGCCTACGTCATGGACGATGCTAATGAATGAAGTCATGTACATAAAGGAAAAGAAGCCATGCAAGACACTTGTCATTGACACTGCCGACTGGGCTGAGAACCTGTGCATCGAGTCGGTATGCGCTGAAAAGGGAATTACCGGAATTGAAGACATCGGATATGGAAAAGGATACACATACGTGTATGAAAAATTTGGAAAGCTTCTTAATGAACTTTATGACATTGCCGAGAGCGGCATCAATGTCGTCATAACTGCACATGCGTGCCTCAGGAAGGTCGAGCAGCCAGATGAAATGGGAAGCTATGATAAATGGGAAATCCAGTGCACTAAGGCAGTATCGAAAAAGATAAAAGAGTGGGCTGACATGCTTCTCTTCGCAAACTACGAAATATACGTTGTCGACAGCAACGGAAAGAACAAGGCCCAGGGAGGACGACGCGTCATGTACACGCAGCATCATCCGTGCTGGGACGCAAAGAACCGCGAAGGGCTACCAGAGAAGACTGACTTCTCATATGAAGTGATAAGAAGCATCATCGAAGGAGGAACGCATGAACAGGCAGTCACAGCGCAAGAAGCAAATAAAGAAGAAGATAAAGATGCTGACATCGTCGTTCCTCAGCTTGAGGAGATGAGTATCGAGATGAGCCATGACGACGTGCAGTCGTCAATCGACTTTGATGCTCCGGAATACCACAAGATTCCAAAGCCTATAGTGGATCTGATGAAGCAGGACAACATCAGCATCCATGAAATGATGCTTGCCATCTATAAAAAGGGATTCTATCCAGCTGACACGCCAGTCGATAACATCGATATCAGCTTCTGGAAGATGACGGCAGCGAACTGGAACAAGTTCGTCGAATACATCAATGAAAGCGAAATACAGTTCTAAAAAGGAGGAATATCATAAATGGATAATATGGAACATGAATTAGGTTGGGATGATGAGATAACTGCTGACTCCGAAAAGGAGTATGTGCTTCTTCCGGAAGGCACGTATGACTTCATCATCAAGTCGCAAATAAAGAGAACGAGAACAAGCGGAAAAGGAAAGATTCCAGCATCGAACGCTGCAGTTGTCACGCTCACTATCAAATATAACGGAACAGAAGTAAACGTTCCGACTACTCTGATCTTGTATTCGACGCTCGAATGGAAGCTATCGGCATTCTTTGAATGCATCGGTCTCAAGAAAAAAGGCGAGCCACTGAAGATGCAGTGGAACAATGTCGTCGGAAAAGGCGGCAAGTGCGTCATTTCGCATCGTCCATATAACGGAAGCACGTACAACAATGTTGAAAGGTTCGTGGTTCCTGAAGCTCCTGCGGCTCAGCCGTCTTCATCTCAGCAGTGGGGTGGAGGCTCATGGAACTAAGGCCATATCAGAAGGAGGCCATTGAGAAAATCGAAAGCCAGTGGAACGGAGGAGTGCAGCGCACTCTTCTCGTCCTGCCAACTGGCTGCGGAAAGACAATCGTATTCACGAAGGTTGCCGAGGATGAGGTGAGAAGCGGAAGAAGGGTTCTCATCCTCGCACATCGCGGTGAGCTGCTGGAACAGGCACGCGACAAGATAGAGAAGGTGACAGGACTGAAGTGCTCGCTCGAGAAGGCTGAGAGCACTTGCCTTGATGATTTCTTTCGCATTGTCGTCGGATCAGTCCAGACGCTTCAGTCCGACAAAAGGCTTTCAAGATTTTCAAATGACTACTTCGACACGATCATAATCGATGAAGCCCATCACTCAATTTCGCAGTCATATCAGAACGTGCTTGCACACTTTGACTCAGCTAGAGTCCTCGGAGTGACGGCAACTCCTGATAGAAGCGACATGCGAAACCTCGGAGAGTACTACGAATCGCTGGCATACGAATACACACTTCCCAGGGCAATAAAGGATGGATACCTCAGCCCGATCAAGGCGCTCACGATACCTCTCTCAATTGACATCAATGACGTTGCGATGTCGTCGGGCGACTTCAAGGCAAGTGACCTCGGAAACGCGCTTGATCCATATCTTGAGCAGATTGCAACGGAAATGGAAACATACTGCAGAAACAGGAAGACAGTCGTGTTCCTGCCGCTCGTATCGACGAGCATGAAGTTCACTGAAATACTGAACCGCCACGGATTCAAAGCTGCTGAAGTAAACGGAGAGAGCGAAAACAGGAAGAGCATCCTTGCCGACTTCGACAATGACGTGACGAATGTTTTATGCAACTCTATGCTTCTTACTGAGGGATGGGACTGTCCATCAGTAGACTGCGTGATAATCCTGCGTGCAACGAAATCGAGAAGCCTCTACTCCCAGATGGTCGGACGAGGCACGAGGCTTGCACCTGGAAAGAAGGAGCTTCTTCTCATCGACTTTCTCTGGCTGACCGAGCGTCACGAGCTGTGCCATCCTGCTTCGCTGATAGCATCAAGCGACAAGGTCGCACAAAAGATGACGGAAACAATCGAAAACAGCCCAGGAAGCGAGTTCGACATTCTCGAGACTGAGGAAGCTGCCGAGAAGGACGTACAGGCTGAACGTGAGGACGCACTCGCAAAGAAGCTTTCAGAGATGCGGAAGCGCAAGAAAAAGCTCGTCGACCCTCTTCAGTACGAGATGTCAATTGAAGCATCTGACCTTTCTGGCTATGAGCCTTCGTTCGGATGGGAGATGGCTCCCGCATCGGAAAATCAGCTAAGGACAATCGAGAAATATGGCATACTGCCTGACGAAATCCCAAACGCTGGATATGCTTCAATGCTCATCGACAGACTCAAGCTTCGCGCATCATCCGGAATGGCAACGCCAAAGCAGATAAGGCTTCTTGAACGATATGGATTCATGCATGTAGGAACGTGGAGCTTCAGCGACGCGTCATCCATGATATCGAGAATCTCATACAATGGCTGGAAGATTCCTCGCGGGCTCGTGGCATCGCAGTACGTTCCAGGAGATAAAGAGAATGATGAAACATGATCATCTCGAGCTCCTTGAATGGATAGATCCAGCATCCCTCTCATACCAGGAATGGGTAAATGTCGGGATGGCACTGAAGCATGAGGGATACAGCGCAAGCGACTGGGATTCATGGTCACAAAGCGACTCGAGGTACAAGGCAGGAGAGTGCGAAAAGAAATGGGAGTCGTTCAGCGAGTCAACTGACGGAATCGTCACTGGAGGAACAATCTTCGAGCTTGCAAGAGAAAACGGATGGAATCCATCATCGAAGAGCAAGCACGGTCACGAGCTCGAATTTGATGATGAAATCGGGACGGCGATAATCGACAGCGATTCGATAGGCTCGCTTGAAATCAACGAGCCAGGAGACGGATGGAATCCTGCTGCCGAGATAACTGCATACCTCAGCGCGCTCTTCGACTCGTCCGACTACGTCGGATACGTCACTGAGTCGACAAGAAACGAGAAAGGCAAGTACATTCCGGCAAATGCCGGAAGCTATGACAGGACGGCAGGACAGCTCATTGCTGAGCTTCAGCGATATGGCGGGGACATTGAGAGCGTGTTCGGATCATATGACAAGAACGGAGGCGCCTGGATAAGGTTCAATCCTCTGAACGGAAAGGGAGTCCGCAACACTGATGTTGAGGAGCTGAGATATGCGCTTGTTGAATCCGACTCGCTCGACATTGGAAAGCAGCTGTCAATCATCCGTCAGCTTGAGCTTCCTGTCGCGGCGGTCGTATACTCAGGCTCGAAGTCAGTCCATGCCATCGTAAAAGTGGAAGCATCATCACAGAAGGAATACCGCGAGCGTGTTGACTACCTTTATCAGGTATGCGACAAGAACGGACTCGAGACTGACAGGCAGAACCGCAATGCAGCAAGGCTTTCAAGGTTTCCTGGATTCCTCCGTGGCGAGCACAAGCAGTTCCTCATCGCAACGAACGAGGGAAAGGAATCATGGAACGAATGGGTAGAGTACATTGAATCAGTCAATGACAATCTTCCTGACCCGGAATCACTTGCCGATACGTTCTTCAGCCCGCCTAAGCTTGCCGACCCTCTCATCGATGGAATACTGAGAAAAGGTCACAAGATGCTTATCTCGGGTCCTTCGAAGTCGGGCAAGTCGTTCGCGCTCATTGAGCTGTGCATAGCGATTGCCGAGGGCATGAAGTGGCTTGGCCATCAGTGCGCAAAGGGACGCGTCATGTATGTCAATCTCGAACTCGACAGGGCATCATGCATCAACCGATTCAGGGAGGTATACGATGCGCTTGGAATCGCTCCCGAAAATATCGGAAGCATCATGATATGGAACCTCCGTGGTACTGCTCCCTCGCTGGACAAGCTCGTCCCGAAGCTCATAAGAAGATGCGAGAAGATGGACTACGCGGCAATCGTTATAGATCCAATCTACAAGGTCATCACGGGTGACGAGAACTCGGCATCAGACATGGCTCAGTTCGTCAACCAGTTCGACAAGATAGCGAACGCTCTTGGCTCATCAATCATCTACGCACATCATCACTCTAAGGGAGCGCAGGGCTCAAAGAAATCGATGGACCGTGCTTCCGGATCAGGAGTCTTCGCAAGGGACCCGGATGCCCTTCTCGACATCATCGAGCTTCCGATTCCAGGAGAGACGATGAAGAGGTTCATCAGCGATGCAAGGGCCGCAGCAATACGCGGAAAGCTCGACACGATGATTCCGAACTGGAGGACATATCTCATCGAAAGGATGGAATGCGATGAAAACGATGCCGATGCGCTGATGAACTATGCAAGCGAGATGCTGGAACCGTCTCAGATAGATGCCGTATACAGTGCATCGTATGAAGCTGAGGTCATGGCACGACGCATGACAGCGCTGAGGATATCGGGAACTCTGAGGGAATTCCCATCATTCGACCCGATTGATGTCTTCTTCAGGTATCCAGTTCATGTCCTTGACACATCAGGAATCATGGCAAACATAAAGCCTGAAGGCAACATCCAAAAAAGAGGAATAGATGTAATGAGAGATGCCAAGAAGAAGGAAAACGATCAGAACATCGAAATGTTCTTGAATGCCTTCGATGAGCTTGAGCATGATGGATGCGTAACCGTCAAGCAGCTTTATGAAAGTGGGCTGATTGCCGGCAAGAGCGAAAGCGCAATCCGATCTATGCTCAACAGATGGACAAAAGAGGGCAAGATTGACGGCTTCAAGTACGCGAAGGGAACCGTCATGAAAGTGGAATAAATTTTGCGTTCGCGTTCGCGTTCGCACTATATATATATATATATATATATGAACGCTTCGCTTTGTTCTTGTACGTATAGGTGTGAGAGAGTATCGCTTATGCTCTCTCTCACACATCCTTACGTCGAACAAACAATGCGAAAATTTGAGAGGTGAACTTAATAATAAATGATAAAAAATGATAAAAAAGTGTCAATGAGATTCTTCCTCCACATGGTTCCTCCGACAGTCACTGCACAGGAGCATCGCGTGACGAAGAGCGGAATTTACAAAAGCGAAAGGCAGAAGGCGGCATACATGAAGATCAGGGACGCACTTGCTCCTCACGCTCCAGACAAGCCGATTGACTCAGCTTGCCAGCTTGTCGTCAAATGGTGCTTTCCGACAAACGGGACGCATTCTTCATCCGGAGAGTACAAGTATACGAAACCGGATACCGACAACCTCAACAAGATGCTGAAGGACATCATGGAGGAACTGAAGTTCTTTACGAACGACGCAAGGGTGGCAAGCGAGGTCATCGAGAAGTTCTGGAGCGACGTTCCAGGAATATTCATATCGCTTAGCGAGCTATGAAAAAGGAAGGAAGATATCTCATTGCTGAACGAAAGGTTTATTTTGCACGGGACATCCACTCAGTATATGAGATGGAATTCGAGAAAGCATACATTCTTATCGGGTACAGGTACGATGCAGTCAATGGAACATGCACATATGTCCTGTATCCGAGGAAAAATCAAATATAGCACGAACGTTTGTGACTAACTGGTACAATTTACCGTGTTTACTATTAACGCTGCTTAGAACTTAAATTTTAACGTAATTAGGCATATGTCCATGCTCCAGGTGACTGGCGCAGTATACATTCAGGATTGTGCTTAGGCTCATACAAGAATTAAGTCTCTATGAAAAAGGGGCTTTCGCGTGAAACTACACTGTAACAAAAATCTCATACTTAGCTAACGCACGCGAAGCTATTTAGCAAAAATTAACATCTCATGGAGCTAATGCACAGTATTTCATTTAACGAAAGTAATTTCCAATTCCAAAAAACACGTTAGACAGGTATACCTGGACAAGTGCGCATAGTCCAGTGAGTCCTGCGCGAATTCTCATTTGCGTCGGTCATCTGGCGCATGGGCATATGCAAATAAAAAATAAGAGGAGGAAAGCATGACAAAACAAACAAAGAGAAACCACTTAAAGAACAACCACTATCTTGTTGTTGCTGGTGACAATGTCGTTTTCGTAGGTAGCGCCGCCGAAGCCGGTGAATTCCTCGATATGACAGGAAATATGATTGCGAGCTATGCAGGAAGAACGACTTGCATTGATGGAAGATACTATGTGTTCAGCTTCCACAATGTCAAATACCTCGAAGAGGTCATTGTGAATCATTCAAATGAATATAATTTAATGCTTGCATCGAATGCCATGACACATATTGATATGCTGAGAAGAAGGCTCATGGATGCGATAGAACAACATGACTATGATGCAGTGGATGTAATCGACAGATACGTGCGAATGGCAATGAGCAAGAAAAAACTTATCAGCTATCTTGAGGAAAGGGGAAAATACAAAAATGAGCATGATTGAATGTATTAATCACAAGACAAATATTAGGCTTATCAGTGATATTCAGCATGGCATTGACGTGCTCGATGAGCTAATTGCAATAATGAGCATGAATGGAGCCAGTAAGGATTCCATCGAACTTCTCATGAATGCGAGAGAGCAGCTTCACTTCGAGAAGCGCAAGGCTGAAGCTGAAATAAAGGAAATGGAAGTGATGAAAGGATGAAGAAAGATGAACTCAGTGCACTGATGTCCGAGATGCACAATGACCTAGACGAGCTTGCTGCGATGCAGTCACGCCTTCGCGAGAAGAAGGCTGACAGCGACAGCATCTTTGCTATCACAAAGGCAATATGGCAGATTAAGGCTGATCGTGACAAGCATCTTGAGGAATTCAGAAATGGAGGACATGAATGATGGAACTTGCTGTATTCATAATCACTTTTGTATACATCATGCTGATGATTGCTGTCATGAGCAATTTTTAGGAGGAAGAGAAAAAACGATGAAAGCAATGAAGGAGCCTAAAAAATGAATCTGAACTTATATGACCAAGAGAAATTTGTGAAAGAAGGAGGTAGAACACAGGAAATTGTCTGGGTTGAAGAGCTAGGCGAACTTCAGCATGAGATCACGAAATCATTACGTGGAATGCTAAACAAGACGCATTTGGTTGAAGAATTTGCTGACGTGCTTATTTGTCTTGAGCAGTTGAAAATCCAATACAACATATCAGATGAACAACTTCAAGAATGGATAGATTATAAGCACAATCGCAACCTCAAGAGACTAGAACAAGAAGAGGAGAAAAAAATATGATGACCAAAGAAGAATATGAAAAAGAGATTGTTAGAATGTGGGATAGCGTGCGTGAATCTCATAAAGGAGAACATACATGCGGTGGTGTTGTTTGCGATAATAGATGTCCTCTATATGTAAAAAATGAACTAGGTAACCGAATATGTTGGAGTTCAGAAGATTGTTTTGAAGTGATTAAAGCAGTTGAGAGGTGGTCGAAAGAAAATCCACCAAAAAAGTACAAGGTATCAAAGGCTGAATATGATATTCTTCAAGAAGTATATTCAATTCACGGGAATTTTAGAATGTATCAAGATGAACTTATCAACAATTTAAGAGAAAAAGGATATTTCAAAGGTTCTTATGAAGATACTGAAATAGAGGATTATTTAAAAAGTTGCGAGGTTATGGAAGATGATAGACAAGGAAACGTATAAAAAAGAGCTTATGCGGATGTTTGCAAGCTTTCGTAAGGATAATAATCGTTTTTCGTACTGCCTTTGCAGAGCTGAACAATGCAATAATTGCCCACTTTCAGATTGCTGCCATATGCATGGCACAGTTCGTCCTTATGATGTATTTGAAGTCATTGAGAAAGTCGAAAAGTGGAGCAAGGAACACAAAGAGGAGAAAAAATATGATGGATAAAGAAGAATACAATCGCGAGACAGTTCGCATGTGGGATAGCGTGCGAACAAACAGTAAAGGCGAACATACCTGTTCAGGCGTACAGTGTGAAGATTGCCCACTTTATTATGTGAGTTTGTGCCACTCATATGGTTCTATTAATGCTTATGACGTATATGAGAAAGCTATTAAATGCATTGATTATGTTGAGAGGTGGAGCAAGGAACACCCACCCAAAAAGCACAAAGTCTCACAGTTGGAGTACGACATCCTTGAATCAATCGTTAAGGCTATAAGTTCTGGTCTTTATTTCTTTGAATGTGATTCACTACTGATGTCACTTTTAGAAAAAGGCTATTTTGATGGGGCTACAAGTGAAACAGATGTGAAAGAATATTTTGAAAAATGTGATGTAGATTATAAATTAGGAGAAAAATAAAAATGTTAAACGCAGAAAAGTATAAGAAAGAAATATTAAAGATTACAGAAGAAGGCTATTATAATTTTGCGGTCAGCAAAGATAGACAAAATATTGTAAGATGTACTGTTGATTTTGCATGTGAAAACTGTATTTTTGGCGGAGAAAATGATTGTGGTTACAGTATTGCGCGTATAAAATGGCTTCTTTCTGAATATAAAGAGCCTATTAAATTAACAAGATTGGAATTTGAGATTTTGAAATGGTTAGACAAAGGAGGTTATAAATTCATTGTCAGAAGTCCGAGTGATAATCTAATGGCACATGATAGCATACCTAAAAAAGTTTTGAATGGATGGATTTCTGAAAATAGATACAAGACTCTTACGTCATTTATTGAGTTATTTCAATTCATTCAATGGCATGATAAAGAGCCTACGTCAATTCAAGAAGTTTTAGAAAATTGCGAGGTGAAGGAAGATGTATGAACACGAGAGAGAAATCATCGATGACCTGAATGAGAATGTCAATACGCTCAATGAGTGTCTTATAGAGTCAAGAAGCGAATACGATGACCTGAAATACGTTATCGCAGATCTTGTGAAGGACGTGCGAGATGGCAAGGTAAAGCAGTCAGAGATACTTTGCGAGCTCAGCGACAGGCTTGAACAGTTCTGCAACATCTACATCGACGAGGAGATAAGGAATGATTGAAATCGGTACGGCTGTCATGCTGATCATGCTGGCATTCTTCATTGGGCTTTTCCTGGGAGCTGTAGTGCTGGGATTTGCCATGGCAGCATCAAGAGAAGACGATTCAAGAGGACGGTGATTCTGTTGCACTTTGAAAATGAAAGGGAACTGCTTGGATATCTATCAACTTATCGCGATTACTACTATGAGCTGATTCAGCTAGAGTATGAAATTGGTATTCATTCTCCAGCACTGCAAAGCGATGGAGGAACCGGACATTCAAGCAAGATTTCTCAGTACAATCGTAACATCGAGCGACGGAACGAGATAGAATCATATATGAGCGATATTGTTAGCGTCGTTGAGAAGCTTCATCATGTTGACAATCTCAGCTATGTCATCATGTATCACAAGTTCATCCGCATGATGTCGCTCGAGGATATCTCTTCGATGATGCACTATTCAATGTCAAGCATTGCTCATACATACTATCCTCATGCAAAAAAGAAACTGCTCGAACTATGCAAGTAGTTGCAATTAAATGCATTTACTAACAAAATGAATTTATATTATTATGTTATCGTGGAGTTGCATGAAATAAAAAACTGCAATCCAGTAAGGAGCTGATGAAGCTCCTTTTTGATTTTGTATTGAAAGGTGAGAATGCCGTGGCAATAAAGCATCACGACTGGCAAAAGGAAATACCTCAGCTTATTGAGGAAGGAAAGATATACAGGTTCTACAACTCTTCCGACTTCCGTCATAAGCGTGCCGAGGTGCTGAGAAAGTTTCACAATGAATGCCAGGAGTGCAGGAAGTACAAGCGACGCATAAAAAGAGCGACTGTCGTCCATCATGTTCTTCATGTCGAGGACAGGCCGGACTTATGCCTTAGTGAGTACTACACTGACGAGAGCGGAGTGAAGCATATTCAGCTCGAACCAGTATGTGATGCTTGTCATAACATGCTGCATCCAGAAAAGGGATTCCGTGGAGGCTCGCGGGAAAAGGAAAGCGATGGACATTTTCACAATGAAGAAAGATGGTGACATCAATGAATGATGAAACTGAAACAAAGATGAGCGAAAGGATTGATAAGCTTATCTCGTTCTATGGCCGTGAGATGCTTCAGCTCAAGCTGATCTACATCATCAGTGATGGTGCATGCCAGCACTGGACAGGAAGCCAGGCAAAGGAAAGAATGACGGACATGCATAGAGCGCGAATACGTGAACTCTATGGGCTGACTGACGAGGAAATTGATTCCTTGCTGACTGACTGATTCTTGAACCCCCCCGGTCAATTTGAAAACGCGGATTTAGGGGGGCGCCACAA